TTATCGATGAATCTGAATTACAATCAATGGCATCTGAACTTGTAGGTGAATTTAATTCTGATCGTGAGTCTAGAAAAGATTGGGCTAGAGCCTATGTCAAAGGGTTAGATCTTCTTGGGATGAAAATAGAAGAACGTAGCCAACCGTGGCAAGGGGCATCTGGTGTGTTTCACCCAGTTCTTACAGAGGCCGTTGTAAGGTTTCAGGCACAGGCAATGGGAGAGTTATTCCCTGCGTCTGGGCCAGTAAGAACCAAGATTATGGGCAAACTTACCCCTGAGAAGATGGATCAGGCAGATAGAATCCAGACGGAAATGAACTACCTGCTAACCGAAGAGATGACTGAGTATCGTGATGAAACAGAGCAAATGCTCTTCAAGTTGCCTCTTGCAGGATCTGCATTCAAGAAAGTTTATTATGACCCGCTAGAAGACAGGCCATGCGCTATGTTTGTTCCCGCAGAAGACTTTGTGGCTTCTTATGGGGCTTCAGATTTGGCTACATGTCCAAGATATACTCACATCATGAAGAAAACATCTAATGAAATATTAGAACTACAGGTTGCAGGGTTTTATAGGCAGATAGAGTTACCTGACCCAGAGCCTGATTTCTCAGATATTCAAGAAAAATATGATGAACTTGATGGAGAAAGCGCAGTTATTGAAGATGATGACCGCCATACAATTCTTGAGATGCATGTGACAATGAACATGCCAGACGAGTTTGATGACCCTGACGGCATAGCAAGACCATACGTTGTAACCATAGATAAATCATCTCGTGAAGTTTTAGCAATTAGACGTAATTGGTATGAGGACGATGCAAAGAAAAAGAAACGATTACATTTCGTACATTACAAATACCTACCTGGCTTGGGTTTCTACGGCACAGGTCTTATACATCTTATCGGTGGCTTGGCTAAATCAGCAACGTCAATCCTTCGCCAACTTATTGATGCGGGTACACTATCTAATTTGCCTGCGGGTCTTAAAGCTCGCGGTCTTCGTATTAAGGGTGATGACACTCCGCTTATGCCAGGTGAGTTCAGGGACGTGGACGTTCCAGGTGGTGCGATACGGGATTCAATTACGTTCATCCCTTACAAAGAGCCATCAGGAGTTCTCTACTCGTTACTTGGCAACATTGTCGAAGAGGGACGCAGGATAGGCTCTGTAGCCGATATACAGGTTGGAGACATGAACTCTCAAGCACCTGTAGGGACAACGCTTGCTCTTATGGAGCGCAGCATGAAAGTGATGAGTGGTGTGCAAGCTCGTATGCATGCCGCTATGAAAAATGAACTGAGATTGTTAGCAAAGATTATTCGTGACTATATGCCGTCAGAATATGCTTACGAAATGGATGGAGACTTTAACAGGCAACAAGACTTTGATGCGCGAGTCGATGTTATACCTGTCTCCGATCCTAATGCTGCAACTATGTCCCAACGTATTATGCAGTATCAGGCGGCTTTGCAGCTTTCTCAGCAGGCCCCCCAACTGTATGATATGGGGAAGCTGCATCGCCAAATGCTAGAGGTTCTTGGTATTCAGGATGCTGACGATATAGTCAAGCTTCCTGATGATATTAAACCTGCTGATCCTGTCACAGAAAACATGATGATGCTCAAGCAGGAACCAACCAAAGCATTCAAGTATCAAGATCACGAAGCGCATATTGCTGTGCATATGGCGGCAATCCAAGATCCTAAAATGCGTGAGATTGTAGGTCAGTCTCCATTTGCACAGGCCATTGGTCAGGCTATGTCTGCCCATGTGACTGAGCACGTTGCGTTCCAGTACAGACGTGAGATCGAAAAAATGCTTGGTGTTGAGATGCCAAACGAAGATCAACCACTACCAGAAGACGTAGAGGTCGAGATTTCAAGACTGGCAAAAGATGCAGCAGAAAAACTATTGCAGAAAGATCAAGCAGAAGCTCAACAGGAGCAGATTCAGCAACAACAGCAAGATCCTGTTGTACAAATGCAACAGCAAGAAATGCAGCTAAAGCAAAGAGAGTTAGAGCACAAGATTCAAATGGATACGCAAAAGTTGCAGCTTGATGCGATGACAAAAAGTTCAAATGCACAAATTCAACAAGAACGTATTTCCGCTGAGAACCAACGTGAGGGTGCACGTCTTGGCGTAAAACTAGCCACCGATCTGGATAAATCACAGCGTGAAGACCAGAAAGAGGGCGCAAAACTAGGTATAGAAATAGCAAAGGAGCTAACAAAGGGAGATGAGTGATACAGTGTTTTCGCTGCTAGGGCGAAAGCTTGACGAGTATGAGGAAGATATTAAAATATATCTTGCGTCTGGTCAGGCAGAAGATCTCAGTTCTTATAATCGTTTGGTGGGGCGATGTGATCTTATAAAAATTGTACGACAGGATCTGGAAGATTTAGAAAAAAGATATATTGAAAGTTAAAATTTTTTTTACTATTGTCCAAATCAGGGAGACTCGTGGATGTCCACGCAAGGTGACTGTGAACCTTTAAATCACTGCAAGGTACTGAAATGTATACAGGGAATACGACTACAGAAGAAAAGGTAGCTACAAAACTACCACAGCCAAAAGGATACAAGATTCTAATTGGCGTACCAGAAATCAGCGACAAGACAGAGGGTGGGGTGTTTATGCCTGATGGCCTTAAAGCCTCAGAAGAGACTGCTTCTATTATTGGTTTTGTCATGAAACTAGGCCCAGATGCCTATGCAGATACAAACAAATTTCCAAATGGAGCTTATTGTGAAGAAGGAGACTTCGTGGTTTTCCGATCTTACTCAGGCACTAGATTTAAGATTCATGGGAAAGAGTTTAGGCTTATTAATGATGATACTGTGGAAGCAGTTGTCGATGATCCAAGGGGGTACACAAGAGCATGAATAAAGCAGCAGAACAAGAAATAGAGTTTGAAGAAGAAACAGTTGCAGAAGCAATTGAGTCTGCAAAGACTGAATCAAACGAAGATGACAGTGATGATGGCTTTGAAATAGAAGTTGTTGATGATACGCCAGAAGCAGATAGAGGTAAACCTCGAAGAGCTGATGGCGTTGAGCCACAGATTCCTAATGACGAAGAAATAGAAAACTATAACGAAAATGTTCAAAAAAGAATTTCTCAATTAAAGTATGAGTTTCATGAAGAGCGCAGGGCAAAAGAAGAAGCTGCCCGACTTCAGGAAGAGGCTTTACGCTATGCAGAGCAAATTAAGCAAGAGAACGATAGGCTTAAAAAATCTCTTACTGATGGCGAAGCAGTGCTTGTTAATCAGGCCAAGGGCAGAGTTGATGCGCAACTTGAAAAAGCTGAAGCTGCATATAAATCAGCTTATGAGACAGGAGATGCTGACGCCTTAATTGATGCTCAAAAAACCATTGCAAAGCTTAGTGTTGAAAAAGATAAATATGAATCATATAGGCCTAAGCCTGCTCCACAACCGCAAGCACAGCCGAAATATCAACAAGAAACTCCACGACCACCAAAGCCAGATCAACGAGCTTTAGAATGGGCGGCAAATAATGAATGGTTTGAAAAAGATCCCGAAATGACGGGATATGCTTACGGTCTTCATCAAAAACTTGTAGAAAGTGGTATTGATCCAAAAAGCGAACAGTATTATAATGAAATAGATGACGCGGTTCGCCGTGTCTTTCCAGATAGGTTTGAGGATGGGTCTCTTGAAGAGTCAGCTCCCCAACGTCAAACTGGCAACGTGGTTGCCCCTGCCGTTAGAAGTGGCAAAAAATCACGCAAAATAAAGCTGACCTCAACACAAGCTTCTCTCGCCAAGAGGCTTGGTCTGACAAATGAGCAATATGCGGCGCAAGTAATGAAGGAACAAAACCGATGACTGACAGAACCCCACGCACAAAAGAGTCTCGTGAAGAGAATCAACGTAAAGTGTCATGGCAGAGACCTTCGATGTTACCTGTCCCCGAAGCCAGAAACGGTATTGAGTATCGTTGGATTCGCACATCAACTCTTGGACAAAGTGACAATACGAATGTTTCTTCTAAATTTCGTGAGGGATGGACACCTGTTCGGAAAGAGGATCATCCAAACCTTCAAGTTGTGTCTGATATCGATTCACGATTTACAGACAATATTGAGGTCGGTGGGTTATTGCTATGTCAAAACTCAACCGAAAACGTAGAAGCTAGAAGACGTGCACAGCTAGAACAGGCAGATAGCCAAATGCAAGCTGTGGATAATAGCTATTTGCGTAACTCAGACCCTCGTATGCCCGTTTTGAACCCAGAACGGTCTACGCGAACTTCGTTTGGCAAGTAACCTTTACAGGAAGCTTGCTTGGTTGAAACTTTGATAATGAGGAAATAGAGCTATGGCTACTACAGCAGCTCCTTATGGCCTAAAACCCGTCAAAAGAGCAGACGGATTGCCATATGCTGGGGCAACGTCCCAGTATCTCATCGATCCCGCAGGTGAAGGAACAAACCTATTTTATGGGCAAGTAGTTCACATCGGGGCCGATGGTTATATTGCCTTGTCAACAGCGACAGGTGCAGACGCAACTACAAATGCGTTGCCAACAGGAACGACCCTAACAGGTTCTCTTGGTGTCTTCGTAGGTTGCGAATACGTCAACTCATCTGGACAAACAGTTCAGGCTCAGTACTATCCATCTGGTACAGCCAATGGTGGTGCTATTAAAGCTTATGTTGTTGATGATCCAAACGTACTATTCCAAGTACAAGCAGATGGTGCAATGGATCAGTCAGACATTGGTGCGAATACATTCTTTGCAGCAGCACAGTCTACCTCGACAGGTAACACTTCGACAGGTAACTCTAACTCTGCTGTAGACGCAACAACTGTCACAACATCCGCTGCCTTTAGAATTGTGGAAGCTGTGTCTCCAATCTCAGACGCATTTCCAGATCTATTGGTCAAATTTAACCCTGGTTACAGCAGCATGACTAATGCTGTAGGCTTATAAGGAGTTTAGACGATGGCTATATCACGCGCACAGCTCCTTAAAGAGCTACTACCAGGTCTT